TGCTGGTTGCTCATTAAACTCAGCGCAGTTATTTTCTCACACTGACGCATTTTGTCAATCATCCTCTCTATCCTCCCAAGCCTGGCATACTCGCATATCATTGCAGATGAAGTTTAACTTCTCACAATGACCTCTAAAGCCATAACCCTCGTCATAGCCAGCCATTGGTATGCGTTCAATCTTAACTTGCGTCATTACGCTATTGTCATAATACTCACAGTTAGAACAGTGCTTACGTCTAGCGTCTTTTTCATCACATTGCATAGCCTCTGCTAAAGCAGCATAAAACTCTTTGTTTTCTTTTGGGTCATTGCTTGGCATTTCAGGGCCGTAATTCCAATCCTGCACCGCAATAGCAAAGTTCTTTTTATTCTCTGCTGGAGTTACAAATTCCTCCTCAGACGGTAAACCCATAAACCCTTTTGGCATTACTAGAAAATCTTTCATGTTAGCTCCTAAGTTATCTCTCTGCCTGATGCTCTAATCGTTAAAGCAGTAGCAGTGCCAGTTGTTGAAATAAAGCCACCAGCAGCCAATACTTGACCAACTAGCTCTGGAAATGTGTAAGTTTCATCTGGTGCAATTGGTCTGTTATCCACGATTAAGTTAGCAGTACCAGCCGCACCGCCAGAGGACACCAGATTAACGCTAATTAATGCGTTTGATGCTGTGGTATTAGTCGCTGTAAACTTATCAATGATGGCTGTGCAGTTAGTCGCAGTATATTGCGTTGTCTGTGCCGCTTCCATTTGTTTTGAATTAATGAGTGGTTTTGCTATTACTGCCATTTTGTATCTCCTTAAACCGCTTCTGCGCCACTAGCGGTAATAGTTAAACCAACCGCAGCCGCTTGTATTTGAATTGTATCACCAGCGTTCATTACCTGTATTCCATCGTATTGTAAAGCATTATTATTAGGCACTGGTATGTCATATATAAAAGCATTGGCTGTACCTGCTGCCCCTGCTGATGGAACTAAGAACACTCGCACGTTAATAGGAGCAGCAGTCGTGTTAGCAATACTGAACTCTTTGAGCAAGGTGCGTGTGGCTGCTGGTGTCGTGTATAGCGTAGTCACGCCAACTGTGATAGCAGCTTGTCCAAGTTTAAAAGGGGTTATTACATCGAAAGCCATGTTAGCACCTGATTTGATCGCACTCTAGCGGTTTGGTTTGCATACGGTAATATCCCATTAACATCATGTGATAATTCTACATTATTTCGGATTGGTGCTACAGCCATGTCTTGAGCAAGTCTAATGATTTGTGCCAATGCGTCATTAGCAGTTGCATTAGCAATACCAGCCTCAATGCTGATGCCAGTGGTATCTGCGCTTGGTAAAACTTGGTCAGCAACCGCAAACAATCTCTCAAACTGTTTTATCTGCTCAAAGTCTTGTAAGAAACTAGCAAGCTGATCACGTGTTAAACTTAGCTTTTGTATAGCCATATCAATACGCCAATGGCTCTAGTTGCGCTTCTAATCTTACATAAGATACATGGGCATCACTGTCACCACTAAAACGCTGTATGCGCCAGTTCCTCATGTGTCCTTGCTGAAACCATGCTATGCGCTTTGTTGTATTGCCGACCATGCCTACTGATATAGCTTTTTCTTGGCTGTATATTTTGCCATCAACTGTGTAACTGGTGCTTATTTTAGGGTTTTTACCAAGTGCAATGCTGCCAGTTAAGCTAACTAATTCAAGCTGCTGCATCAATGCACCTCTGCCTTCATTATAGACAATCAACGTACCAAACTCCCATCTGACTTGCTCACCCCAATGGCTTCCTATGTCTTGCACAAAATAACCAATGTTATTATCTTGTGGATCACCAATGTGCCACTTGTCATAAACCCAAACCATATTTCTAGCGCGATACTGTGCAAAACCTACAATGGTGCTTGTTAGAGTAAACCATACAGGGCTTCCCAATACTGATGTAGCACTAGCATCAAAGACTATTGTTTTGTTTGGCAAATGAACATACAGGTGCTGGTGATTCTTATCGTTCCTAGCCTCTAACTTAACCTTGGCTAGTTCAAGTTCTGTGTATTCCAAAAGCAAGTTATCAATCTCTTGTGTGCTGATTTTGTTTACTTGTGCATTTGCGCCAACATAAATGCCTGGTGCTTCATTTCGAGCACTTCCTAGGAAAGCTATATTTTCTATATACACGCAGCAAGCAAACGTACCAATCACGCCCTTTTGTATTTGTGCTCCATCAATACGTTCAAATGGAAATAATGCACCGCCTACGTTATCAAACACCTCGATGGTGTTACGGTTCAACGCATAGACCTCATTGCGTAGCTTTAGCAAAGCCACCACAGGGTCTGGATCAACTTCTGATGATCCATACTTCAATGGATTAACTATTGTAGGGTCGTTAAGTTCAGTAACAATTAAGAACTCACCATCGGTGGTCATGAAATAGCCATCAACCCAAACAACATCCAACACCACCCCTAAGTCTGGGTCAGTTACTTGAACTAAGATTGTGCCATTCCAATAATACAAACGGCCACCAGATGCAATGGCTAGTAAGTCAAAGCTATAATCAAATGTCACATACTCTGTTGTAGGGCCACCAACATCACCTAATGTGGTCACTATACCTGCGCTGTCAATCTCAACGAGCTTAGTTCCCATCACACGATACAAATTACCCTGCCAGTTAATACCGCCACGATCAATGCCTGGGCCAGTACCATTGGCTACTAAGCCATCGCCTGGGCGTAAGAACCCACCGCTAATGCCAGACTCTTTAGGGACTGGTACTAGATTGACTGGATAACTGGTGCGTAACTCTGGTGTGTTATCAACAAAGATGCCATTTAGGATAGGGATTTGCATTATTTTTTAGCTTTATTACGTGTGGTGATTGCTTTGGCTTTAGCTTTAGCATCGGATTTAGATGACGCACCCCAAGCCTTTAAAGATAGCAGCAGTCTAGTAGGTTCGCCATCTTTATACTCAGGGCCAGCATTACCGCCCATACGTGCTAGAAAAGAGGCTCTGCGAGGATTATCGCCAGACTTAACTGGAGGCTTTAGATTGCCACCAGTCTCTTTGTTATACGATGCTCTGCCCTTAGCATTCAATCCACCTTTAGCATTTTGCCCAGCTTTAGTTTGCCATACAGGTGATTTCATTTTTTCCTAGCCTTTAGTGGGACTTTAGATAACTTGTTTTTATTAGGCTGTTTAGCTGGATTGCTTGGTTTTCCGTTTGGCAAAAACCGCATGATGATCTCCTAAGCTAACACTGCGCCTCTAAGTGATACTGCCCACCAATCAGTGCCGATGTATTGCAATTGGCAGCTATCACCTACAGCATTGAATGTAATGGTTGTGCCAGCACCTAAGTTAGTTGGAGTTAAAATACCAGTATCACCACCAGCCGCTTCAGCTACATAAACGATATTCTTAATTTGACCTTGTGCGCCATTGCCAAGTGTTAAAGCATTACCAGCAGCCGTTGATGTGAAAGCCGTTGTGTATGTTGTTAAATTAACCGCACCTGCACCACTTAATGCTTGAACTGAACCATTGATGTTGTCAAATGTTGGGCCAGTAGCGAATACATTAGCACCAGTGCCTGTTTCATCTGTAAGAGCCGCAGCTAAGTTTGCTGATGATGGTGTAGCTAAAAATGTAGCTACATTAGCAGCAAGACCAGACACGCCAGTCGCAATAGGCAAGGAAGTACAGTTGCTTAGATTGCCTGATGTAGGTGTGCCTAAGATTGGCGTTACCAATGTAGGGCTAGTGTTAAATACCAATAAGCCAGTGCCAGTTTCATCAGTCATTGCTGCACGTAGATTTGCGCTTGATGGTGTTGACATCCAGTTTTGTACGCCAGCAGCATAGGTTGTTTCAGCATTAATTTGATACCATGAGTTAGTTGGCTGATAGAAACGAATAGCTGTCGCTGTACCTGCTGCCAATGAAGTCACGCCTCCAAAAATAGCAGACGCACCATTTAACGCAAGGGTTAATGATGTAATCTCTTGGGTAGTGGTAATAAGCACCGTTGTACCATCAGGCACACCAGTGTTTAGCGGTAATGTAATAGTGCCAGCAGCAAGCGTTCCAGCAGGTTGTAGTAGCATCCATTGGTCATTGCTTACTGGTGTCGGTACTGTGATGTTAAAGCCAGTGCCAGGCACATATAAATTGGTTGATAGTGTTGGTGATGCAAAGGTCTGCTGAAAGTATGTCAACAAGCTACCGATGGATGTTCTACGTGCATCGCCATTGTTTGGTGAGTAAACAGGTAACTGATCACCACTTGAGATTGTGTTAAGAACTGGTAATTGATTAATGGTTGGCATGATAATCCTTAATTATATTCAAGTGGGCCGTCTGGGCCAGCATCAATTGGATTGTATGGCGGTCTGATAAACGGATCGTCATATACTCTCCAAGGTTTATTACCTGAACCTGCTGGCATGGTTGCTGGTAATTGTTGTTCTAGTGGGAATGTTGCGCGTTGTAATAGGATGTCATAACCCTGTTTAGCAGTGGTCTTAGTTTCAATCATTACTGTTTTGCCATAACTTGGTGCTAGACGTATGGCTAGACTACAGATAATGGCTTCATAAGCTGAATCAGGTACGTTAGTTTCCTCATCTAGGTCACTATCTTGTGGGCTGGATGGTATTGGATAGGCAAGCCTTATCCCTTTAGCGTTCCAGTCAGCCATCATTGCATCAAGTCTGCGTAAGGCAGATTCAAGTTGCTCTGGCTGCATATCAAAGACATAAGATGCTAGACCGATTTCCTCTAGCGCAGCACTTATAAATTGTCTTTTCGTATATCCCATTTAAATCCCCATTGCATCATTTATATGCTTCAGTAATGTGGCGTTTGACCAGTGCTTATTTACAACTAAACCTATTTTATCAGATTGCTGTAACATTTCCTCACGGGTTAATTCATTTAATTCAATGTCTGGTACTTCATTTACTACTTGTTTAACGTAACCAATAGGCGATGGGCGATGCACTTTAGTTGCCTTACGTTCTATGGCTTCCTGCTTTTTCAAGCGTCTCTTTTGTTGACGTAACTCTTTCGCTGGTGAAAGAGCTTTGTCTTTAATGATTGCGGCTGATCTAATCATTTCTTTTTCATTGGTGCTTTGCTAGGTTTACCTGCAGCTTTGGCTGCTTTGCTTGCCACACTTAGTGAAATAGCAATGGCTTGCTTTTGTGGTTTGCCAGCTTTCATTTCAACGGCAATGTTCTTACCGATGGTTTTCTTAGAATAACCTTTTGACATTGGCATAATATACTCCAAAAAGAACAGGCCAGCATTTCTACTGACCTGTTTTACTACATTAAGACAAACGGTAAGACACAAATGTGTCTGCAGCAGTCTTACGTGTACGCCATGCGGCAGATGTTACAGTTGCCACAGCACCAGTACCAACAACTGTATGACCAGTTGCAGCAGCCGTTACAGTGAAGGCATTAGCACCTGTTGCAATTACTGACCAATCAAATGAATCACCTACAGCAAACTCACTCGCTGCATCTAATACTGCGCCAGTAGGCAAAGTACCAGCAACAGCAGCAGCAGTTGTTGATGTAAGGATACCTGAAAGAATCATTGCAGGTGTAATTGTACCAGTTGCATTTAATACGCCTGGTGTATCTTGTGTTTGATACTTACCACTGTCAGATATAACAGGGTCTGTACCAACCGCATAAGTAGCACCAGATGCACCAGCTTGGATAACGATGGTAGCACCAGCAGCGTATGGGCCAAATACTGTGGTTTCGTTTTCAACTACACCCAACAAGTCTTGTGCTTCAGGGAAGTTAGGGAAACCAACTTCATTAAACACGCTAGTTGCTGAGTAAGATTGAACAGCGATTGATTCAGCAGCAGGAACTGTTACGGTTGCTGTGCCTTGATTAAAAACAATGTTGTAGCTCATGTGATTTCTCCTAATTAAGCTTGGTTAAATAACAAGATGCCAGACATTTCAGGCTGTTTGTTTACTACACCAAACAATGTATCTAAACGATACTTGGTTTTCATAGTATTCACATCGTATTGTTTTTGCATAACCAATTCGATACCTTGATCAGTTGATGCACGCATTACTGCAACACCAGCGTCACTTGGAACTGAATAACGACCAGGCAGAATCTCTAAAGCATCTTTTTGCCAGAAAGCATTTACAGGTGCAGTAGTAGTATTCAAACGATTGATTGTACGGCCAGCAGCAGCAGTTACGATACAATTTTGATATTGCAACTCAGCATCAGTTCCGCCTTGAGCAGAGATGATTGGAGGTGTAATAACGCAAGTAGTACCGTTAGTTACTGAAACAACACGGAAGGTTTTAGAAAAACCAGTACCTTGTTTAGTGATGTGATGCACAGCTTCCACACCTTGAATTTCAATAGCAGAACCAGCAGGTAAGTCAGCAGTGCTTGAAACAGTGATAGTTTGGAAACGGTTATCCACGTTTTGTGTTTCGCCTGTTACAGCAGTTTGAGTTGCTTGTGGCACATAGAAGTTACCAGCAGCAGCCAATGTTGACATAGTAGGGTCAGCACCAGTAGCACCAGTCAAGCGATTAGCATAATCAAGTTTGTATGTTTCAAAACCTGCAACCATACCTACATAACTACGTTCAAACGCATTGTTTGATTTGTTGCCAGCGAAACTACGGCTAACAGAAGCACCACCAGCACCACCAGCGATGTTACCAGCCAAACCGTTATAGTCACGGCTTGATAAAGCTAAGTAACGGTCAAATGCTTGTACGCCTTGCTCGTTCATTACTGAATCGCATAAAGCGATGTCATCATAATCACCAGCAGCAGTGCTTACAGTAACCACTAAAGAGCCTTGTGTTGCAGCCACGTTCATAATGGCAAGGTTGATGTCAGATGCTAATTTTTGTTTAGCAGCTTCACCTAAACGACCTTCTTGTAATGCGTCACGTAACTCTAAAGCATCCAAGATAAACGGTACTGACTTTTGAAAGCCAAGTGTCGCTGGTACTGAAAGTTGTGTGTAAGCAGTGAAGTTACCTGTTTGATCCATACCATCATAAGATTGTGCAATATATGGTTGTGGGCGATAGATTACGTTGTTAGTACGTTCCATCATAGAACTGTCTGTGTTGTAGATAGATACGTTACGAGATAAAACTAAGGCATCGTTAAAGCCTTCGAGGATGTCCTCAAATGCTACCCGTTCCTCTTTACTGAATGAATTGCTCATAATAAGCTCCTAAAATTATTTATTTGCTGATCGTTTCTGCGCTTTGTAGGCAATGATTTTAGTCATGTTACCTGTCCTAGACGCTTCCTCTCTCAGCCGTTCAAGGGTTGAGTCCACTGCACCAGATGATCGCCCTGTTCCTGACACGATACGTTCTGGTGAAGGTGCT